CAGACTATCAAATCTTCCTACAATTCCAACATCTTTATCTGCAACAACTACTAGAACTGATGGAGTTGAATTAACATTCAGCGGTTCTACAAATGCTACAGGTTATGATATATTTTGGAATCTTACATCCACAGCTTATCCTTCAAATTTAGCATCTCCAGATTTTTCAAATCAATCATCTCCTTATTTAGATACAACAATTGGGTCAGGAAATACCAGATGGTATTGGGTTAGAGGATATAATTCTTATGGAGTATCTAATTGGTATCCATATCAAACAAATGGAGTTACTGGAACAAGATCTACTGTTTCTACACCTCCGTCTACACCTCCGTCTACACCTCCGTCTACACCTCCGTCTACACCTCCGTCTACACCTCCGTCTGGCTGTACGCCAGATACAATATGTAATGCAGTATTTTCTGGAGGGTGTATTGATTTTTATGTATACGATTCGGGTTGTAATTGTGTATACGCTTCAACATACTGTTAGTAGACAGATTAAACTTAATAATGTATAATAAACAAAAAAGGAGTTATTATGAATGAAGAATATGGCCCACTTAAAGTATATGCTTTGATAGTTGAAGGGGAACTGGCATGCTACCTTAGATTTCCATCAAAAGGCGTTCCAAGGATAGAAATGGTAAATGCTGCATTATCCAGTAATCCTATTGTAATAGATGCTACAGACATGGAGCTTTTTCCAGAAGCTAGCGGATGGACATGGGATGGCGAAGAATTTAAGGCTCCTGTAGTAAATGAGTAAAAGTAAATGGCAAGAGTATAAAGAAAATTTAGGTGAAACAAGACCTTGGGATATTGTTAATTTAAATATAGATACTGTATCTGAAAAAGATGCTACAAATAGGCTTAATATATGTAAAGCATGTCCAGAATTAATTCAAATAACAAAACAATGTAAAAAATGTGCATGTTTTATGAAAGCAAAAACAAAACTTTTAAATGCAACTTGCCCAATTGGAAAATGGTAAAATGGAAATAATTGATTTAGAGAAGCCAAAAATAAGAGTAATAAAAAATTTTTTAACAAATAAAGAATGTGAAGACATACTTTACATTAAATCTTTTTCTGAAGATTTGTGGAATTTAGATTTTGATATTAATTATCCAAAAGAAAAAGAAACAGATCCAGCTTTATGGCCTTCTATTATTCAATGGAAGGGTATGTGCATTAATTTTACAAATGAAGATTTTTTTGAAAGATATAGTCTTGATAAAGAATACTTTGATGAATTAGCAAAAAAAATGCAATTTTATACAGAAGAAAGATTTGATGTAAAAAATTTATTAAAAGAACAATATTTAATTAATAGATGGAGGATAGGCAGAGAACAAACTCCACACATAGATTATTTTCTTGAAAATGAAATAGATCATGATTATGAAATGCTTGCAATGCATAATATACCAAAAGATTATTTAAAAAGTTTTGCTGGTAGGTTTCAAACAAAACATTACTCAACACTTATTTATCTTAATGATGATTATGAGGGTGGAGAAATTTGGTTTCCGCAATATGATAATTTTTCAATTAAGCCAGAAAAAGGATCTTTAATTACTTTTAAAGGAGATGAAAAAACAATTCACGGGGTTAGGGCAGTAACAAAAGGAATAAGATATACATTATCAATGTTTTGGACTGATCCTAGTTTAATTAAACAAGCTTTTTAAAATTAATTGACTATATAGTATAAATAGGTTATAATAGTAAAGGAGGAATAATGACAATAGAATTAACACCAGAAGAAAAAATAGGAATAATTAACTCTCATATTAAAAATATTTCTTATAACAAATATAATAATGAAATAGCTTTGCTTGAAGAAAATACAAAAACCAACAAAGATACAGTTATTATAGCAAAACTTAATGCAGATATATCTGAAGCAGAATCACAAATATCTGCACTTAATGAAGAAGCTGCAAAATTTACATCTTCAAACTAATAGAAAAGAGATAAAAATGGAAAAAGTAGAATTAGTAATTACAGCATTACAACAACGTATTGGTGAAATTGTTTCACAATATGAAACACAAGTTGCTATCTTAAGAGCAGAGCTTACACAGTTGATTGATAAAGAGAAAGCAACAGATGAATATTCTCAAAGCCTTTCACAAAAAATCAATACAGATAACTAAAGACGCACCTTTTATACCCAGCGGATTGATTGGATCAAACGCTGGTTCTTTTTACTATGTAAAAGGAAATAAAAGGTTTAAGTTTGTTTCTGAAAGAGCCATGCAATCATGGTGTCTTCCAGTATTAAAAATTGATGCTGGATTTTTAAACAAACTAACATCTGGCGGTACTTTAGGATTTAGAGATGGATCTTTGGTCAAGGATATATCTGATGGTAAAATATATCTTATAAGTGATTCAAAGCGCAGACATGTAGTTGATCCAGATGTGCTAAACTGGATTAATACAGATATAGTTGATGCGGGACAAAAAGAAATTTTAGTCCATCAAGAAGGAGAACCAATTGAGTAATAAGATTATACAATCAGATAATGCAGTTATTGACTATACAACAATTTCAGCATTAATCAATACTGTAAATCAACAACAAGATCAAATTGAAAGTTTGCAAAAAGCAACAACTCATACTGATACTACATATGATACAGTTAGTGGTTTACCAATAACTACTTCTGGAGCTATTTCATTTCAATCAGGTCGCAAATTAATTGAAAATAATCATGTAACAATTAATTATTCATTTTCAAAACCTCCAACCGTAGTTGGAACCGTTCTTTCTTTATCGTCAAAAGGAAATAAAGCTTATGCATATATTGATAAAATGCCTACGGCATCAGAAGCAAGTTTTACAATTGTTTCTAGTTCACCTTCTGGAACAAAGGGCATGTATTTATATTGGGTTGCAGTAGCAAGTAATTCTTAATGTATATACCTATCAGCTTTTGGAATAAGCGGGATAGGAAAATAAGTCGTGAAGGATATGTATTGGTAAAAGTACCAGAACATCCTAAAAATTTTAAAGGTTGGTATTATGAACACCGCCTTATAATTGAAAAACAATTAAATAGAATTATAGAAGATTGGGAAACTATTCATCATATCAATAATGATAAGACTGATAATAGATTAATTAATCTTTTTATATGTTCAAGAAAAGAACATAATAAAGCACACGCTGCTTGACAGAAAACAATAACATGCGATACAATTAACTAAACCCCCAGAAAGGGATTACATGAGTAATGATTTAAAATGGATGCTATCATCTGATCAGCAATTTCCATATCAAGATGATAAAGCCATTGAATTATGGTTTAAGGTTATGAAGTGGTTTAAGCCAGATGTTGTAGATTATTTGGGAGACACAGATGACCAAGCATGCTATAGCAAGTACACAGAGGGTCGTTCTGCAGAATTTATGCAGTTGTATAAAGATGATAGTAGAGATTTAATTGTTCCAATGATTCGTCATGAAGCAAAGGGTGCAAGAGATTTTTATGCTAAAACCAGAGAGATGCTTCCAGATGCACAGTTATTTTCAGCACTTGGAAATCACGATATTAGAATTTTTGATTACTTAGATAAAAAGCTTCCAGAATACTTGTCAGATGTTACACCAGAATCACTTTGGTCCCTAGACTCTTTGGGCTATGAATATATTTATTATAATGAATTACCAAAACATCGTTTTGGAGACATTCACGTTCATCATGGACTTTCAATCGCTGATACAGGCGCTGTAAGAAAAGACATTGATGATCTACAGATTTCTTTAATTAGAGGTCATTCACATAGAATTGCTTCACACTTTCAAACATATGAGCTTCCACTTGCAACAGGTGGCAGGGCAATTCGTGGATACGAAATTGGACATATGTGTGATGAAAAGTCAGATGGCATGAAGTATACACAAAACCATAACTGGCAAAAAGGTTTTGCTATCGCTCACATTGAGAACGGTGAACGTCCTCATGTACAGATAGTAGAAATTTCCCCTGACTACACTTGTTTTGTAGATGGGAAATTATTTTCGGTATAAGCTAAAACTTATAATAAAGAAGGGTTTCAATGCCCAGCAATACCAACAAACTAAAAGGAGAAAAAAATGAAGATTAATCAAGCAATGATTGAATCTTATGTTCGTAACTTGGTAGGTCAGATTATTGGAGCAGCAACAATTGTTGCAGCAACAACACATGTATCTATCTCAAGTTTTGGTGGACACGAGTGGTTGCTAGTTGCAAACTCTTTGTGGGCATCACTTGTTCCAGTAGCATTGCGCTATGTTAACAAGAAAGATCCTGCTTTCGGTATTGTTGCACAGTTTGCAACATCAGCCGTTACCAAGAAGCTAGACGAGGCTGCAAAGCCTAAGAAGGCCGCTGCTAAGAAGCCATCTTCTAAGTAGGCAAAAGAAAAACTAAATAATGTATTGTAAAAAATGCAAAGGCAGAGTATTTGTAGACAGGGTTTATTCCCAAAAAATCCGTGTTGAGCTTTATTGCATTATGTGTGGGAATAGATGGATGATCAAAAGAGACGCAAGGTTTGGTGCATGGCTGTCAAAAAACGAGGAAAGACTTCACAAAAGTTACGGTATTTCTATTTAAATACCAAGCTTTACAAAGTCTTGAGGCAATCAAGAGCAGAAGATCTAATGGTCGCTTGGGATTATGAGATGGGTAAGCGTGTAGCTTTTGTTTTAACTGATGTTAAGAATAATATGCAAAACGCTTACCCTCTCTCTAAAGTTTGTAAAATTATTGGAAGACATGAAGATACAATTAAAAGACATTTGTACGCAGGTAATATAAAAAAACCTCAACAAGTTTATTCTTTAAATGGTAAAAAAACTCCAGGCAAATACTATTGGAGTGAAGACGATGTTAGAGAAATGCATGAATTTTTTAAAACTGTTCATAGGGGCAGGCCTAGAAATGATGGAGAAGTTCATCCAGGCAATATGCCAAGTAGGGCAGAGATAGAAGCAATAATGAGACAAGAAAATATTTTATATGTTAAAAACAATGATGGGACATTTAGTCCAGTTTGGAAACAACCTGAATGGTAAACGAAAATAAATTAAGTAAAGAAGCAAAACAAACACTTGATGCTTCCATGAGGGTTTTAGAGTATGCAATGGAGCTGGCTGGACAAAAAGAAGACCTAGATGCTATGATAGCAATATCAGATCGCCTTATGATGCTTTACCAGCACTTAGCAGATAAAGGTCATAAGAAGTTTAAGCCAGGATTTGCCTTAATGGAAAAGGAAGACATTCAAAAAAATGACGAATCAGACTAACGTTAAAGTTGATTTACAGTTTACCCGTAACCTAGGTAATTTTGAAAGCTTAAAAGTTGGTATTGGAATTGAAGATTTTCAACGCAATGGTGAAACTATTGACGAAGCCACAAATAGGGTTTATGCTTTTGTAGAAAAAAAGTTAATGGAAAAAGTTAGCGAGATAGAGGAAGAGCTAAAGGCTAATAAAAAATGACTAAAGATGAAGCAAAATTAGCCTACGGTTTAGTTGGTTTCTATTGTGCTTTATACAAGCAGGTCTATGGTAAATCTCCAATTGTAAATCGTTATCGTGAAAAGTGGGCTATGCAAGATGTTATTGATAGCATAGGGTATGATAGATCCAAAGAGCTTTTAGAATATTATTTTAAGATGAGTCGCCCAGGTCATCCTATACAATGGTTTTTTTATAATTTTGAAAAGATAGATTTAACTCTTACTCAAATTGAGCAAGATAAAGCCCGTCGTGAATTGATTAGGGCCAAGACAAAGACTATGGTTGAAGAAAGAGACAATGAATACAGAATCAGCAGTAATCACAGCAATATGTGAGAACAAAGATATTTCCGTAGTAATGTCTGGAAATATTGATGAAGTCTTTACTTCGCACAGAGATGTGTGGGAAGGATTAAAGTCTTACTATTTAAAGTTTAAAGCTGTACCTGATGTTTCTGTCCTTACTGAAAAGTTTAAAGATTTTGAACCGACTAGCGTAAAGGGCGAGACAGCCTATTACCTAGATCAACTTAAAAATGAATATCTTGCTTCCCGCCTTCGCAACCTATTGTTGTCTTCGGGGGCAAGTTTAAAAACAGAAGCTTCGGGTAGAGTAATTGCTCAAATGCAATCAGAACTCACAGCTCTTGGAAAGCTTACTGCAAATGTTAGAGATGTTGATTTAACTGATTATAAAGAAGCAGAAAAACATTTTAAGGCAATTAAAGACCGTTCAGATGCAATGGGTGGTAGTCCAGGAATCATGACAGGATTTAAGGCTATTGACTACGCATACCCTACTGGAATGGCTCCAGGGCACCTTATAGTGATGATTGGTTGGCCAGGTAAGGGTAAGACGTGGTTCTCTTCTTATTTGGCCTGCAAAGCATGGGAACAGGGCTTTAAGCCAATGATTGTATCCCTTGAAATGACTCCTGAAAATATGCGTGATCGTATCTATACTATGATGGGGTCGGGATTGTTTAAGGCATCAGACTTTGCTAGAGGACATGTTAATATAGATCAGTTTGATGACTGGGGTTCAAAGAAGTTTGCTGACAAAAATCAGTTTATATTAGTATCAAATGAAGGAATGGGAGAAGTAACTCCAAATGTTATTCAGGGAAAGATTGATCAATATAAACCTGACATTGTTATTCTTGACTATCACCAGTTGTTTGCTGATAATCAAAACTCAAAGGGCCCAACTGAAAGAAATATGAATATCTCAAAGTCATTTAAGAAGTTAGCAATGAGTAATAATATTCCTATTATTGATATTACTGCAGCAACTGCAGAAGAAGTAGCAGATCATGATTCACCACCTATGCTAAGTCAAGTTGCTTGGTCTAAGGCAATTGAATATGATGCTGATATGGCTATGGCAATTCACAAAAACCCTGATAGCAATATCATGGAGATTGTAAGTCGCAAGAACCGCCACGGAACTGATTTTGGAATGTATTTAGACTGGGATCTTAATCGGGGAATTGTTAAAGAAGTCTACGATATCCCTATTGGTTAAATATGTAATGCCTAGCTAACTTGGTATAATTATCAAGACAGTTAGGCAGCCATGTACCCAAGAAAAATACATGACTTTTGGATAAGCGGAACCATACTTGATGATTCTAAACTCCAAAGCTCTAAAGAGAACTATGAAAGGCTTTTAGTCCAGCAGATGCGGGACAAAGGTTATATTCCTGTTCTTGACATACAGCCACAATTTAATATAAAATATAACGAGGAGAAGGATCATTATACCTTCAACTTGGTTATGTATGGCATGTATCTTGGGAAAGCCAAAGCACTGAAATATGAAGGTTTCTCGGGACAGAGTTTAATACCTAAAGGATAAAAAATGTTAGATGCATATAGTAAAGCGGATCTCCGTTCTATTTTGCGTTCCTGCAATATTGATATTGTTTCAGAGACTGGTACAGACTTTTTGTGCCTATGCCCATTTCATCATAACGTAGACTCCCCAGCTTTTGCTGTAAGTTATTCAAAGGGTTTATATATTTGTTATAATCAAAATTGTGATTCATCTGGAACAGTATTAGATTTGGTTAAACAGTTAACCAATAGAAATGATTTTGAGGCTTTAAGATTTATATCTGCAAATAAACAAACTCAAGCAGAAGCTTTTGAAGATGGATTAAAAGAGTTGCTTGATGATAAACCAGAGTTTACAGAATTTTCACAACTTACTTTAGACAAGCTTTACGCAGATGTAATAAATAATTCTAAAGCTATAGATTATTTTGCTTCACGCAACATAACTTTGGATGCGATTAACTACTTTAAGCTTGGGTATTCAGATAGACAGAATATGGTTACTGTGCCATTGCATTCTCCCGACGGCCTACCAGTTGGAATAATTGGTAGATCAATTGAGGGAAAGTCTTTTAAGAATAGTCCCAATCTTCCACGCAACAAAACTATGTTTAATTTAAATAGGGCAAAGCGTGAAGGCGGAACTATAATTGTTGTTGAATCTAGCTTTGATGTTATTCGTTTATGGCAGGCGGGGTATCCAAATGCTGTTGCTACATTAGGCGGAAGCATATCTGATATTAATTTAAATCATTTAAACAAGTATGCATCAACAATTATTATAATGACAGATGCTGATGCTGCTGGAAAAGCTTTAGGTATGACTATTGCTAACAAATTAAAAAATAAAAATGTTTTGTGGGCTAAATACGACCACAATATTATGTATCCTCATTCTGCTAAAGATGTTGGAGACATGAATGATGAAGAAATAAAACAGTGTGTAAAGAATGCAATTTCGCATTTTGAGTACGCTGTTATGTGATATAATGTTAATAACAGGACACAATATGGTCCACTACACAAGGAGAAATAAATGGGTATAGTAACAGGCTTGAAGGCTATGAACCTTCAAATGGAACAAAAATCACACTCAGGTGATTCGCAAAAAGGAAGATGGCTACAACTTAAAGATGGTCAATCGTTAAAAATTCGCTTCATGCAAGAAATTGATGCAGACTCAGCAACATATGTTGAAAAAGCTGGACTTGCTTTTATTGCAATTGAACACACAAATCCACATGATTATAAGCGCAAGGCGCTTTGCACAATTGAAGATCAAGGTCGTTGCTACGGATGCGAAATGCATCGTCGTGATCCAAAGGCTGGTTGGAAAGGTCGTCAGCGTTTTTACGCTAACGTGCTAGTTGATGACGGAGCAGAAGAACCGTATGTCGCAATCTTCTCACAGGGCGTTGGTCCTAAGTCAGCAACACAAGAAGTTGTTGCTTATGCAGGTGAGACAGGAAGTATTACAAATCTTAACTGGAAGCTAAAGCGTACAGGTGAGAAGACTGATACCAACTATTCAATTATTCCTTTGCCTACAGCAAATGCAGCAGAAATTGATTTTGACAAGTATGAACTATTTGATCTTGCTAAGACAGCAGTTCGTGATGTTCAGTATTCAGAGCAGGAGAATTTCTATCTAGGAATTACTTCTGACTCATCAAGCGCAGAAGCGTCATCCACCTCATCAGCCGTTGAGTGGTAATAAATAACTAACAGAAAGTTAAACATGTCTGACTTTGTTCATTTGCATGTCCATTCGCACTATTCGCTTATGGATGGTTTAAATACACCCCATGAATTACTTGAGGCTGCAAAAAATCAAAGTCAGACATGTTTGGCTATCACAGATCACGGATCTTTAGCAGCACATAGAGATATGCAGATTGCTGCAAAAGAGCTGGGGATGAAACCAATACTTGGTCTAGAAGCGTATATATCTTCAACAGATAGGTTTGACAAGAGAGCAGTTTCAAAGCGTGATGATAATACATCTCTATACAATCACATTATCTTGCTTGCAAAAGATGACTTAGGAGTTAAGAACCTTCAAAAGCTTTCACAGATTGCTTGGACTGAAGGTTATTATCATAAGCCACGTATTGATATGGAAGTACTATTTGAGTACGGTGACGGTATAATTGTAATATCTGGTTGCATGAATGGTCTTATATCAAAGGCTATTGAGCGTGGAGAAAATGATAAAGCAAAAGATATTGCTAAAACATTTAAAACACGTTTTGAAAAAGATTTCTATATAGAAGTACAAGCTCATAACCCAGATAATTTAAATTCAGAATTGTTAAAGATTGCTGATGAATTGGGGATACAGCCAGTTGCTACAGGAGATTGTCATTTTGCTAAAAAAGAAGAAAGAGATTTGGAAGAATTACTTCTTATCCTTTCTACTAAACCAGCTCAAAATAAAGAAGCAGACCATGCAAGTGGTCGTGTACATACTAATCTTATTGATAGGTTTGATTATTTTTATCCCAATCGCCCTATCTCTTTCGCTGATATTAACGTTTATATTCAATCCTATGATGAGATTAAAGCGGACTTTAAAAAAGCGGGGATTACAAGAGAAGACATTTATCAAACATCAGTAGAGATTGCTGACAAGATTGACATATATGATTTTCATGAGAACTTAGATTTACTTCCAGTTCCTAAAAAGAATGCATTAAAGACATTAAAAGATATGTGTAACAAAGCGCTAGAAGAAAAGGGGTTACAAGATGAAGCGTATAAAGAAAGACTTAAAGAAGAGCTCCAAGTTATTTCCGATAAAAACTTTGCTAGCTATTTCCTTGTTGTCAGCGATATGGTTGGTTGGGCAAAAACAAATGAAATCCTTGTTGGACCAGGAAGAGGATCAGCAGCAGGATCTTTAGTATGTTATCTTTTGGGTATTACAGAGGTAGATCCAATTGAATACGATTTGCTGTTCTTTAGATTTATTAACCCAGAACGTAATGACTTTCCCGATATTGATACAGACTTTATGGATCGTCGCCGTGGAGAAGTTAAAGAATATCTTCGCAAGAAGTTTAAACACGTTGCTTCTATTTCTACATACCAGTATTTTAAGGATAAAGGTGTTGTAAGAGACGTTGCTAGAGCTTTGCTTGTGCCACTTGGCGAAGTAGATAGAGCACTTAAGGGTGTTGAAACATTTGAAGAATATGAATCAAGTCAAAGTACACAAGAGTTTCGCACCAAGTATCCTGAAGTGACTAAGTATGCTTCTATGCTTCGTGGAAAAATTCGTGGAAATGGTATGCATGCAGCGGGAGTTGTAGTTGCAAAAGATGACATTAGTAAGTATGTTCCTATTGAAACACGCAAAGATCCAAATGATTCAATATCAGGTCGTATTCCAGTTGTTGCATATGATATGGATCAAACAGCAGACCTAGGACTTATCAAGCTTGACGTACTTGGGCTAAAAACATTATCTGTTATTGATGATGCAATTAGAACAATCAAACACGTAAAAAAGAAAGATATTAATCTTAAGGATATTAAGTTTGATGACCCAAAGGTTTATGAAAACCTTTCAAATGGTTTTACAAAGGGAGTGTTTCAAGCAGAAGCAACGCCATACACAAACCTTCTTATTAAGATGGGTGTAGATAAGTTTGAAGATCTTGCAGCATCTAACGCTTTGGTTCGTCCAGGTGCTATGAATACTGTAGGTGGTGCTTACATTAGGCGTAAGCGTGGTGAAGAAATGGTTACATACGCTCACCCAATTATGCAAGAGTTTACTGCAAGAACATATGGAGTTATTATTTATCAGGAGCAGGTTATGCAGGCTTGCGTACACTTAGGCGGAATGTCATGGGCTGATGCTGATAAGGTTAGAAAGATTATTGGAAAGAAGAAAGATGCAAAAGAGTTTGACGTATATAAAGAACAGTTTATCACAGGCGCTTCAAATCATATTACACCAGAGGATGCGGCAAAGCTTTGGCATGATTTTGAAGCTCACGCAGGTTATTCTTTTAATCGTTCCCACGCTATTGCTTATTCTATGCTCTCTTATTATACGGCTTGGCTTAAATGTTATTATCCTCTTGAGTTTATGTTTGCCATTCTTAAAAATGAAAAAGACAAAGATGCCAGAACAGACTACCTCCTTGAGGCTAAGCGATTGGGAATTAAGGTATTACTACCCCATGTAAATGAATCTGATCTTGACTTTAGCATTCAAGGAAACTCAATAAGATTTGGTTTGTCAAATATTAAATATATTTCTGATAACATTGGAAGTAAAATAACTGCTTTAAGACCTTTCAAAACATATGCAGAGTTTACAGAAAAAGCTAAAGAAAAAGGTAGCGGAATCAACTCAAGAGCTTTAGAGTCTCTTAATATGATTGGTGCTTCAGCTTTTCCAGACAACCCACGCCTTGGAAATGAAAATGAAAACCTATATGAGTACCTTGGAATTCCAAAGTTTGATACTGGTAAGTTAACGCCAAAGATTAAAGCACAGGTTAATCCTTTGCAAGACTTTCTTGAAAGTGGTTGTTTTGTATTACTTGCTATGGTTAAATCAATTAAGAAAGGCCCTACATGGTCTAGAATTGAGCTTGTAGATGATACAGGCTCGGTAGGTATTTTTCATGAGGTTAATACTAAGATTGAGGCGGGAATGATGTATTTCTTCTTAGTAGGAGATAACCGTATTCATAAGTATTTAACAATTGATGATGTGGTAAATAAGATAGATGATCCATTTGTTCAATGGCTTTACAGAGATAAATTAAAGATTGAATCAGGAAAAAGATTAGTTCTTGATTTTACACATTACAAAACAAAAGCTAATAAAATGATGGCTCATATTATCTTGTCAGATGCGGATAAAAGTTTAGAGCGTGTTATTGTTTTTCCAAAACTTTACACAAAAGCTCTGGGTAAAATGCAGGCGGGAAAGATATGCGATCCTGCAATTGCTGAAATGGAAGATGGAACAGTATACGTAAAGGAGGTAGGCTAATGACTGAAGAGACAAACGACAATATTAACAATTTTAATATTAGTATTGAGCAAATTATTGCTGCAATATTAAATAAATTAGGTTCTATTGAGCTTTCAGTAGAAGAATTGTTAGATAATTATTCATCTAAAAGTATTGCTGTGGATCAAAATCCAGATAGCAAAATTATTAGATTTGAATTGGCAGAAACACCACAAACAGAAAATGAATAAGTTTGGTATAATTGAGTTATATGACTCAATCGTATATCCTTAAAGGAACAGAAGGTGAGTATCTGCTTGTAATTAGAGCAGAAGATGAAAAGGCAATCTATAACATAATAGACTTTTTATCAACAAGTAAGAGTAAGCAGGTTATAGAGTTGGCCCACGAATTAGAGAAGAGCATGAATGATAACGGAAGAGATTCTAGCAAAGCTAGACCCCAAGACACGGGCAAGAGTCCAATTAGCAACAAAAGTAAGCGTAGAAAAACAAAAGACTCCTAGCATTGGTTTGAACCTTGCATTAAAGGGCGGCTTAGGTTTTGGTCGTCAAGTAATGGTTTGGGGAAATAAATCAGCAGGTAAATCTTCTTTTTGTTTGCAGATGATTGCAGATGCACAAAAAAATGGTAAAACTTGCGCTTGGGTTGATGCAGAAGCATCTTACGATGTTGCTTGGGCTAAAACGCTTGGTGTTGATTCAGATTCACTTATCTATTCACAAGCAAAATCAATTAATGATATGGTAGATATTGCAACTCAGCTTATGGAAGCTGGGGTTGACATAATTGTAGTAGACTCTATTTCAGCACTACTACCAGCAATTTATTTTGAAAAAGATAGTACAGAGTTAAAAAAACTTGAAGACACCAAGCAGATTGGTGCAGAAGCAAAGGACATGACACATGCAGTCAAAATGCTTAACTATGCAAATAAAAATACACTTCTTGTACTTATTTCCCAGCAGAGGAATCAATTTGGATCTATGCATGCCTCTCACATTCCAACAGGAGGAATGGCTGTTAAATTTTTCTCTTCCACAATTATTAAATTGTGGTCATCAGAAGCCGAAGCAAATGCCATTAAGTCTGGCATACAAGTTGGCGATAAGATTATTGAACAAAGGGTTGGAAGACCAGTTAACTGGATTATTGACTATAATAAGCTTGGACCCCCCAACCTTTCGGGTCAATACGATTTCTACTATCAAGGGGAAACTCTTGGGGTTGACAGTGTTGGAGAAGTCCTTGATGTTGCTGAGATGATGGGTATTGTTCAAAAAGGCGGTGCTTGGTATACAGTTGGTGAAGAAAGATTTCAAGGAAGAGCAAAGACAGTAGACTACCTTAGAAATAATTTAAATGTAGTAAAAGAATTACAGGAGAAAATTTATGACAAATCTTGAAAATTTTTTAAACAAAAAAATTAATGATAAAGTTAATTATATTAATTTAGAGCCTGCAAGTGGATCATTTTCATGTCAACATGAAGATTGTGATGAAGTTATTTATGAAGGACATATTGATAAAATTAATAATAAATTAATGTGGACTTGTTCACGAGGACACCATTCTAGCGTGGCTGTTTAATGTCAGAACGTGGTGAAATTAAAAGAGATGGCGCAAAAAGGCAAAAAAATAGTGGTCGTGGTGACTATCAAAAAGGAGATGCTCAATGGCATAATTTTTTGGTTGATTATAAAGAGTACTCAAAAAGCATCTCCATCTCGCAAAGTATTTGGGCAAAAATTTGCACAGATACTTTTAAAGTTGATAGGAATAAATATCCAGTCCTTAAGCTCATACTTGGCGAAGAATCTAAAAAAACAAGGCTTGCGGTAATAGAATGGGCACTACTAGAGCAGTTGATAGAGTGTTGGGAGACACATAATGATTGAAGAAAAAGATCTTGACGAGTTTCAAATTTGGTTTAATAATGGCGTAGAACGTGGCTGGATTTCTGATGTTGTATGTGCAACTCATGATGGAATTCCCCCTATATCTGAAGAAGAAGAAAAAGAATGGGAAGATGGCGGAGACCCATGTCAATTTGTAGTTAGGATTCTTGAATGACAGATAAATCAACAATTGATATTATAAACGAAATTACAGAATTTAATGATATGAAAGAGTTTATGGGAGACTCAGATCTTGATTATGCACTTGACCTTATAATTAAGCTTATTGCAAAACCAGATGTTCCCTCTTCTAAAGCTCCAGACCTTATAATTAAAATGCAAGCTTTGAGTGCAAAATTTGCGATGCTATCTAGATTTTATACCACCTTTGAAAAAGGTGGGGAGAATGCAAAGAAAAAAAATGTGTACTATACAGCAGAAGAAGCAATTAATAAATTAGTAGATGCCCTAAAGTATTCTGCTAGATATGGGGCATAATGGGAAGAGATATAATAGCTAATCTTAAGTTTAAAAAAATAAATGATCCAGAAGGATTTGATCCAATTAAGTTTGCAGAAATGTACGAGGAGGCGGTATTAAGTGGTAAAAGACCAAACGAATTTACACAAAAAAAGACATTTAGCCCTAGTGGTGTTGGTTATGGTAATGGTAACTGCCCTAGATATTGGTTCATTGCTTTTAATGGTGCAGAGTTTACAAATGAAACCGATGCTATGGGTATCTCTAATATGGATAACGGTACGTATGTCCATGATAGGATTCAAAAGAATATGGCTAAAACGTCAGTATTTAGAGCAAATGAAATTGAAGTTACCAATGATGATCCACCGATTAGAGGATTTGCAGACACTTTTATTGAATGGAACGGCAAAGAGGTAGTAGGAGAAATTAAATCTGCTAAACAAGAAATATTTGATATTAGGCAAGCGGAGATGGATGGTTTGCCATATCACAAAGTTCAACTACTTACATATATGAAGATTCGTGGAGCACAACAGGGTTTTTTCTTTTATGAAAATAAAAATGATAATAGTTTTTTAATTGTTCCAATTAATATGGATGAAAAAAATAAAAACCTTGTAGATGGTGTATGGGACTGGATGAGAAAAGTTTATGGTGCATACGAAGCCAACACTCTTCCAGAAAGAACATTTACAAAATCTCAATGGGCTTGTAAAGGCTGTCCAGTTAAAACAGTTTGCTGGAAAGACATGAAAAATGAAGAAGGCGATATTTACATAGAACCGTTGGTACTTACAAAGTGATATGTGCTTATAATGAATGTAATAATGAGTTTGAGTCTAAAACACACAATCAAAAATATTGTTCTGATGAGTGTTGCCGAATAGCAACAAATCAAAAATTAAAAGAAGCTTATTATGAAAAGAAAGCAAGACTTGCGGGGGCTAAAAGAATCTGTAAAACTACAGGCTGCACTGTCATACTTAGCAGATATAATGAAGGTCGTATTTGCGATAAATGTCAAAGCGCTAAAAAAGAAAAAGAAAGAAAAGCTTTGGTAGAAATGGTAAAAAGTGTCTCTGGCAAAATTAATCAATAAAAGATCTGGGAAAGTACTTGGAATAGATGCCAGTACAAATAGTATTGCTTTTTGCTTGATGGATGGCAAAAAGCCAATAAAATGGGGAGAGATTACTTTTGATGGAGGAGATGTATATCAAAGAATTCTTGATGCAAAAAGAAAGATAAAAGCTTTTAAAAAAGAGCTTGATACAGATTTTGTAGTCATAGAAGCAGCTATATCAGTGAAATCAGTTCACACGGGAATAAAGATGGCATACGTATTTGGTGCTATAATGGGAGAGTTACTCAGTGATAATATGCAAGTGGTTGAGGTTCATCCTATAACCTGGCAATCTTATATAGGCAACAAAAATTTTAATAAAACAGAAAAGCAGGCGATAAAAAATGAGTTCCCAGACAAATCCGATACCTGGATTAAAGGAAAAATCAGAGAGCGTAGAAAGCAACGCACTATTGATTTTAGTAGAACGCTGGGCATTGAAACTCAGTCCGATAATGTTGCTGATGCGGCGGGGATAGCTTGGTATGCGGTCAATGAAATTATATGATAGTAAAGACTGGTGCTATAAGCGCTACGTTATAGAAAAAAAAAGCATTTTAGATATGGCGATGGAAGCTAAATGTAGCCATATGACTATTCAAAGATCCTTGCAAAGATGGGGTCTAATTAAACAGCAAAGAAAATGGACTAAGTGATACCAGTATTAGCTATACCAGTTTTAAATAGATATGATCTGTTAGATCAAAACTTAGAAACAATTGATTATCCAG